CTTCAGATTCCAGATCACTAAGCGCTAGGCGCTTCAGTCGGTCGATCACTAATTCAATAATCAATTCCCGGTCTTCTTTAATAAAATGAGCATTGTCTCTATACTTCCGTGCATATGGTATACCAGGTTTTGAATCCTGGACCACTGCCTTATCTAAAAGCCAATTAATCCGCTTCGTAATGACGGCAAAATCCATTTCCTCTCCAAAACCCATTGGTTCTAGTGAGGTGGGATAATCTGCCACCAAACGCCTGCGAAGCTCATCTTGTTGTTGTTGACTGGGTATCGTGCCATTCTTGCGTCCGGCTGCCTGGGAGAAGAGAGACTCTAAGAGTCCTTCTTCTCCTCGCTTCGGGGGTCCCCACTTGGAAAGACCGACGACGAGATCCTTTTCGGCGCTCGTTGACGGCTTCTCGGCCTTCTCAACGACACCTCTAAAGGTGCAATCGGTTGAACCAACCCATGCGAGTTGGTCCCCGGAATGCGGTTCTTTCTTCGGTTCTTTCCATAAATACCCGGCGAGGCTTTCTCTTTCTCGGACACAAGCGGTGTCCCTGAGTGAAAAGGCTGCGGTGCAATTTCAGGCTGCCCCGATTCCTCGAGGTCTTGTCCTTCGGTATTGCATATTTCATATCCCTGATCTTCATTATAATAAAAATCATCTTCGTCGTCATCAAGGTAAGAGTCTCCCCATGGATCTCCTGGCTGCCAGACTGGATTGTCACGGCAAGCTGTGAGCTCATCATAGGGGACCTCGCACTGTACGCCTTCGCTGTACTTAAATTGACGACGTTCTGATTTTGAAATGAAATGCGAGTCTTCATACTCGTCGTACTTGCGACGTGCATCATACTCTGCTTCATTGAAAAGTTGATCTGGTACTGGTGTCTCGACTACATTAGTCAAGCAACCTACTGCTGTTGCTACATTGCATTTGAGACGCGTCACACGACCTGTATGTACAGCAACCACGCCTTGTTGAGTCAACATTGCGCCGCCACTGGCTCCATAATCGGTAGACCCGTCATGGTGAAATCGATAAGCACCATCCGTTCGTAACGGTTTAGCCATCGATCTATACCACCGGCCATAGCGAGTCGGTGTAAAACACGTCATCACTGACCGCCGAGCTAATCTCGGAACAATAGGAAGAGCTTTCAAAGCTATTCCAGACCAGAACTCCTGCGGGACTTCCACTAAGACTATGTCTAAGCTGTCATCAGAAGAATACCCAACAATGGGATAATCCTTCGAAAACGGGTAGTCCTTGCCATTGGACCGCAAATATATGTTAGGCGAGGTTTTCAATGACATCAACACGTGGGAAGCAGTAAGCAAATAAGTCGTGCCGTTAAGCTTGACTCTTGTAACTGTCCCCCACTGGTTGCCGTCAAGATCAACTGAACCTTGGGGAGCATCATGAATGATGGCTAAACCCGAGGGGTCACGATTCATGGAACGGTAGTGACTTCCTTTGACTGACATTTCCTGTTCCCCCCTAGGGGGGGACTCTGGAGCTGCTCGTTTGTCAACAGGTATCAACGATGCCGTTACAAATTTCATGACACTAGCGTCATCCAAGCGAATTCGGTAAA